GGACGCAGTCAAGAAGATTTAGAAGCAGATTTACAATACAGTAATAAATATACGTCTCAATTTGCAAGAGCAGTTACTGATTTAACTAAAGATACATGGTATGAAGTAACGCCTATTGGTGTCCAACATTTTATGAATAGATGGTTAGCTTCAACTAGTATGCTAGTAGGGTTATTTACTAATAGTATTATTGCTAATATGAGAGGTGAAATTTTACCAACTCAAACTATTAGAGAAAAACTTTTACAAATACCTAACATGGGTAAATTTTTATCCAAAGAAGAAAACACTAGAAACATTAATGACTTCTATGAACTATCTCAACTTGTTGATGCAGCAGTTCAATCAGCAAATAAATATAAATCTAATGACATGGAAAAATATAAAGAGTTTTTAAACAAAGATAATAAACTTGCATTAATTAGTTTACGAAAAGAATTAGCTAATATTCGTAGAGACTTGTCTAATATTAGAGAATACGAAAATAAAATCTATGCATCAAGGGACACAGGTAAATGGACACCTCAAACTAAGAAAAATGAACTTATGCGTTTAGAAGCGGTAAGACAAAAAATGCTAGGTCACGAGGTGCAAGTTAAAGATGGTATAGACAGACGTATACAAAATATGAGAAAACAAGGCGGCTTATAAACGCCAGACTCGTATACCTTGTATACCATTCTCAATAACAATTTTGTGAACAAACTCAAACTCTAAACGCTTGCTTTCTCTTGTAATTGCAGCAATAGCTGATTTAGTATCTACAGCAGGTATAAACATAGACGAGCCTGGTTTAAACTCTGCCCACAGTATTTGGTAATCTACGCCGTTAGTGTACACTTCTAGGTATGTCCAATGGTAAGTTATCTAATTTGATATCATCAAATGATGAATTATCAATCCATAAGCAGCGTTTGCCTGCTCCACTAATATCTAAACCTTTATGTAACACTTTTAAATCTCCTGAACGACGATGTAATACATTTGCTTCTTTTAGTTTTTTAACAAAATCTTCTAGCTCAATTTTTCCTAGCGATTTTAAATAGGTTCGCATTGTATCAACACCTATGTATATAGTGTTAGTATCAGGTTCAATTCTGACACGTAATTCATTAGTAGGTTTAAATAAAGGTGCTTCTTGTAACTGTGATCGTGCATCTACTTTACTATTAATAACTAATGTGTTCTTTAAGTTTTCATGTAAGAAGGATGTTAATGTTTCCATAGCATCAAAATCACGTTCTTTAATTTCAACACGAGAGTCATTCAAAGCCTTACGAACTGCTTCTTGCACAGGCACAGGGTCTATATTATGTAAACCTAATTCACGTGCAATCTTAGCACCTAAAAATACGGCGGCTAATGTAGCAGAATACTTGCGTTCACGTCCTGTAATATTCCATGCCTTATCAATAATAAGTTGTGTTTCTTTTAATTTAACTCTAACTAATTCTAAATTAGCAATAAGCCATTGAGCATAAATTTCTCCCGCATGACCAAAGTTATCAAATAAAAGTTCAAAGTATTCATCAGCTTGTTCTTTAGTAAGTGTCTTATCTTCATCAATACGGATTTGTAAGAAGCGAGCCATCTCACCAGAAGCCTTAGCATTTTCTGAAAAGACTACTGTCCTAAAATCTGTGTTAGAAGAAACAACGCTAATAAGATTAAAGACAGTGTCATTATGTCGCTCCTTGTTTTTACCACTACTATCCATACGATTTTTACCACGACCTGTAGCCATGAATTTTAAGAACTCATGCAACTGATCAGCATTAACTTTTGTAAACTCATCTACTGCAGAAGGTAAGTTATTCATGTAACCCATACGATTAATAACTGCATTACCTGTGTCGCCCCATACTTGAATAAGGTTTGCATTCATTTCAGGGTTACCATATATACTAGACATAGCTTGTAATATTGTAGATTTACCTTGACCAGACTCAGGATTATATAAATTAATTACTGCTGATTTTTCTTTTGATTTAAAGAAAGGCATAAGTAAAGAACCAAAGCCACAGAAAAAACCAAACGCACGTAGTTCCATACCTGGTCTTTCATAAACAGATATAGCTTTCTTCCACAATTCTAAGCTACCTTTTTTAGTTAAGGCAGGATTAACATCTTTTAAATCCTCAGAGACAGGCACAAACTTAATACCAAATGCACTAATCTCTCTATTACCTATAAGTATCTTTTTGTGATCACTTGTCCAACCATATTGTTTATACATCATAGTAGATGGCTTTTGTTTTTGTTGGTTTGAGATAACCGCCATGATGTAATATATAACTTCGTCTAACTGCTTACCGTTTCTAACAATACCTTTGGCAGCCAAAATCTTTCTAGCTTCATCACGAGATAGTAGTTGAGTTAGTGGTGCTATAAACTCTTGCACTCCATCTTGTGGAAGATGTATTTTAAACCATGCACAAAAACCAGCTGCGTCTTTATCATTTAGTATCTCAACAAGATAAAAATCATAATCATATATTAATACAGCTTCTTCTTGTTCGTCTTGTGTAGTTTTATACACTCCACCATTCTTACCTCTAAAATAAGGAAAGGGATAGTCAGGCACATGATATGTAAATGTTTCGTTTAGTGCTTCAGACTTTGCTTGAATAACATTGTCTGCACCTTTAGCACGTAGAATAACCCTACCTAATTCTATAGGAGAAGTTATCTTACCTTTGTGTTTACATCCTTCACAACCTGATGGACGTAAGCTTTCAAATTGTTTGCAAGTGTGAGGGCCTGGAATAGCATTAGCTTTAGCTTCTGTTTTAGCATACTCATAATCAGGGTGTCTTTTAGAAATGTTATGAATAGCTGCTTCAGCATCTTCACAGAAGGCAGCAATAGATAATCCTGAACGCCATAAGGGTTCTTCAATGGTAGCTTGTTTAGTTACAATATGAGTAATTTGTGCGCAGCCATCATCTTTACTACAACGCTCTAATATCTTTTTAAATTTAGATGAGTTATTACCTAATATAGCTTTTGTAGCTTCATCTAATGGACGTTTAGCACGAGGTTTATCTGTAAGATGAATGGGGATTAATCTAGCTAATTCATCAAAAGGAGTAGGTGTGCCTTCATTAAGAACGGCAACTTCTACAGGGTTAACAACATCCTTAAAGTTCTGTGTGCCTGGAACTCTTAATATGCGTGACATATCTGCGGTGCAAGCACCATCAGCTTTTAATCCATGTTTAACACATAAAAACTTAAGTCCTTCTGCTACAGGTTTCCATACTGCTTTATCTATAGGTTCTGTTAAAGGCCAATAACAATGAATGCCATTACCTGAGTCTACAATAGTTGGAGCAGGTAATCCTGTCTTATCTGTAAACTCTCGTAGTGCTATTAATGCAGCATCTTTAGTTTCATAGTCTTTCCACTTACGTTTTTTACTATCAAAACCACAATCAATATCTAACCAAAAAATGCGTTGTTCTTTAGCATTAACGCCTTTACGTTCCGTAGGTTCAATCCATGTTGAGCAAGCAAAATATACATCTTGCTTATCATCTAAAAATTTGTTTGATATTGAGATTGCATCGTCGATAGTTTTTACAAATTTGGGAGTGACTATATTTTTTTGGTCTTTGCCGCAGATACAATAGTATCCATCATCGGGCCATATAGTTTGTAAAAATTCTTTTGTCTGCATTATTCTCTCGAAATAAAGTTTGTGCTACTAAATTGGTGGGCTACTTGCGGTTTATAAATTAACTACCATCTAGCAATATATAAATAAAGGTGCTTTCGCCCGTTGTATTACTTTAAGTTTATTTTATTTATCAAAGCAGCAACTTTTGACTCTGTCCGCTTTGATGGTTTTGTTTTACCAGAGAACCAATCATACACCGTTTGACGAGAAACGTTAAGGTCTTTCGCTACTTGACTAGCAGGATACTTTAGTGATATGCATAGTTTTCCAAGTAACGTGCCTACTGTCTCTTTTGCTCGTTGATTAGCCTCTATAATTATTTGAGAATATCCTCGCATAATTAATTTGTCCAATCTGATACAAGATCATCTAAACTAACATCACCTTGATCAGCTTTTGGAGCAGCTGGTTTTGGTGCAGGTGGCGGAGTTGGTTTCTCAGCTGCACGAACTGTTGGTTCAGGAATACCGTCTTCTGCTTTAGGTGCTTCTACTTGAGGACGTTGAATAGGTTGTTGTTTCTTTGTTTCAAACTCTTCACCATCTTCATCTTTATTAACACTTACAGATAATGTAATTGCTCGTTTAGCTTCTTCTGAAGTTGACCTAGTGGAACACACACCATACTCTTCATCATTAAGAATACGAATAGCTTTAAAGCCAATCTTAGTGCTTGATGAGTCTTCATCAAACGATACACGAGATACTACAGACATTAAATTTTGACCATTAGCACGAACGTAATCTGTATATTCATGTAAAGGTTTGCAATCTTTTGTGCCATTACCAAAGATAGATTGTGCAGGTAATGTCATTTGATATACATCACCGTTCATATCATCAGCACGAACTACTGCAATACGTCTACTAAAACGACATGCTTTAGTTCCATTAGCACCTGAACCTTTGATATTTTGTGGGCATGATAAACATGACTCTGCCTGTTTCTCTACGACTGCTTCATCAGGCTTTTGACTATCTGATGTCCAGCATGTTGGAGGTGGCATCTTTTCACCTGGCACATATGCTTTAGAAAAATACATTCTGTGCACGTGTGGTGATGCATTAACAATAACTACGTCAAGTGCGTCTTGGTTAGACTTCTCAACTTCTTTACCATTAACCATTAATCTAAATTTACCACCACGTATAGAGATACGTTTAGCAGTGCTTGAACTTCCTGTAATGTTAGCAGTAAAGCCATCATCTCTACGGGTATGTGTTGCTACTGCGGTGCTACCAAATACGTCTAATTCGTTACTCATACTTCCTCCTTGTTTTCTCTGCTTTTAGTTATTCTTACTGTGTATTCACTTGTTGCTTGTAAACCTGGTGGTGCTTTGTCAGGGTTTTGCTCTAAGTATTCTTTTATTGCGGATTGCACTAATCTTTTTTCAAAGAACTCAGGCAATTTATTTTCTAATATAAAGTCATACATACTAGGCCAATCGCTTGACCAATATCTAGTCTTTAGGGTTCTTGATAAGGTTCCCACTTTAGTTTTTAAACTAGTTACATTAAGTGTTCTACATGCTTCATTCAGAGCCATATCAACTTTATCTCTTTGTATTTTAATCTCAGAGATTTGTTTTTCTAACTCATCAATCTTATCTCTCATATTGACAGAAGCCTGCATTAGCTTCTCAATCTTATTATCATCTAATTCCACATTTACTCCTTTCAAATCTTAAGGATAACAGTATAGCATAATAATTTACTTTGTCAACTAATTTCTTTATCAATTAAATGTCCATATGTAAGTAATACCCAATACGCAAATTGTAATAATTCTTCTGGAGTGGCATCGCCTTTCATAGTATTTGCTCTATAACTTATGACTTGAACATTTCCTTTTATATAACCTTTACTATTATCTATTCTATCTAATGAAGGAGAATTATATTTTGCATTTCCTCTATTATCATGTTTAAACTCAATATTTAGTATGGGGCATTTGGGAGGCACCACAATATCCGAAAGCTGTATACTAAATAAAACGGCTTCTCTTGTTGCTCTGCTTTTTACGTTTTTAAACATTCTTTTTTCAACATTTTTATCCGCCCATTCTCTACGTCTTTGAGCAATTTTTCCAGGATATTTTAAATTATATTCTAAGTTTTTAAGCTTAACTTTTTCTTTATTTTTTGCATACCAATCATTTGCCCATTTACTTACTTTTTCTCTGTTCTTTTCACGATATCTTTTTTGATATTCTTTAACATATGCTTTTCTATCAAACATCATTAAACTCCTCTTTGTAAAGATCAACTAATTTGGTATGCGTATCAATTTTTCCTTGCAACATTTTATAAATTTTTTGTTCGACAGGCGAACCTTGTAGGTGCACTACGGTCATCTTATTTTTCTGTCCAGCACGATCAACACGTGCACAACATTGTATGTAAGTTTCAACAGACATCACGGGTGACCAAAACACAACTACGTTAGCTGCGTGGAGGGTAACGCCATGTGATGCAGCTTGAGGTTGGATCACCAATACTTGTGGGTCTTTTCTTTCTTGAAAATTCTTGAAAATTTCTGAACGATTATTCATAGACACGTCGCCATGTATTGCAGCACATGTGATGTGGTCTTTGTTTAACTCTGCCATAATCTTTTCAATACTATGTCTAAATGGGCAGAAGATGAGAACTTTGTGGCTGGCTTCTTCAATAATTTCTTTGAGAGCAGTCATGCGGTTAGATATATCAAACTCTATAACTTCTTGCGTATCTGAATAGATAGCGCCTGCACTTACTTGTAATAGTTTAGTGAGCATAACCCCTGCGTTGACCACAGTAATTTCTTCGCCTGAAGCTTCCATATACATATCTTTTTTAAGCTTCTTATAATACTTATCTTGTTGTGGTGTGAGGGGAACTTCACGAGTGGTGTAAAGAACGTCAGGTAAATCTAAACATTCTTCTTTAGTATAACGAATGGCAGGTTGTAATGTTTTAAATACAATATCCTGTGCATTAAATCTAGGCACCCAGGTGAACTGGCTAACTTTTTGCATGACCATGTCCTTAAACGTTCCTGCATATTTTGGGACGGATGCGGGGTTCACAAGTCTAGCCAGTCCATATGCGTCAGCTGGTGATTGAGCAGCGGGTGTTCCTGTCATAAGCCATAACCATGTCTGAGGTGTTAGCACACGATTTAATGACTTCCAGCGACGTGTCGTGACAGTCTTGACATAGTTTGCCTCATCGACAACTATTAAATCAAAACCGCCAGATTTAATTTCTTTCTCTAC